TCTGAGAGGTTGCTTTTTAGGATTAAATGCGGTTTTCTTTTCCGTATCCTTTAATTGATTTCCTGCCATTATCTAAATAATCCTCTAGCTTCATCTTGAACAGATTGTATGTATGTAGCATCAATTAACTGAATTTCTCTTTTTGATTCATTTAGATCTCGTTCATATCCGTATGAATAGATTATTTCTCTTTCAAGAACAGCTGTTTCAGTATAAGTTTGATAATCAATTTCTAATCTATACGCTGGAACTGGATCACTAGTCCCTGTTTTTTCAGCTCTAGCTCTTGCAATATATTCATAATGATGAATTTGAGATTGAGCTGTTTCTACTGAACCATATTTGTCTATCATATATTCTCTAAAATCTTTGTAACTGAGTGGCCACTCCCAATAAGGATCTACTATGTTGTTAGCAAGAAATATTGTCCAAGTATAAATTGTATCTCCGTAATACTGATAAGAAAGAACATCTGGACGCATACCTTCTGGAACAACATAAGGATAATATAATGATACATCATCTTCAATCGCATCTCTTAACTTGTTTCTAATCAGTAAATTGACAGCAACAGTATAATCTGGAGATACAGAATTACTACCAGATATGTCATAAGCTATTCTTGGATAATTTGAAAAAAATTCTGATGACATATTAATACCCCGCCTCTATATCTGCTTTAGTAAGAAGTTGTGTTTCTTTAAATGACATTGATATTGTAGTAGTTACTGGTTGCTTATCATCCATAAAAGAAACAACACCAGATGTTGTATAATCTGCAGTAAAAGAGTCCATAAAACAGTTTTTAATTTTAAATAATGGTTTAGTAGGATCACTACCATCAACTTCTTTGTCATTAACATAATATTTTATTTCAAATTCGTCTGGATATGTTAAGGTAACAGATGATATATTGTTAATTCCAGCTCCTGCACCAGTGCCGGGATGCATTCTTTTTTTGAAAAATTTAACTATATTAAAAATTTCTTTGGCTTCGACCGCAGACTTTGGCACCAATACAAAAGTAAAAGAGAAAGTACGAAATCCACCAGGCCCTTGATACACCACTGCTTTATGTGGATTTAAAATTTGTCCAGTTGCCTTTGATACTGCTTGACCTCCTTGAGTACCAGCAAACTTTTTTAGAGCACCTGTAACAGCTGCTTTACCTACATCCGCAAGTACATTTAATTTGTCAGCACCTTCTACCTTACCCTTTAATGCACCTACCGCTGTCAGAGTTCCCGCAAGATTACCTGCTGCCATTTGTGCACCAGCACCTACCATATCTGCACCAGCTAACGAAATAAAACCTCCCATATCTACATCACCAATACTTTGAGTATATGAAGTTTTCAAAGCATCGGGGGGCATGTATAAAACCACTTCTCCATTTGGTGTTCCTCTCTTTGATTGTGTAGATGTATATGACCTTCTCGCAACGAATCTTATATAATGAGGTAAGCCGGGATTAGTATCTTTTGGATATGTGAAGTTATCTGATGTTCCATGAGCTTGGGCTGCTATAGTACTTTCAACTGAATTGTCATTAAAAAGAGTTAACGGGCCCTCATAATCATAAGATTTTGAAGATTCTCTTACTAGTTCTCCTTTTTCATCATCCCATGACCAAACAACTTCTGTGTAAATTTTCATTACTATTCCTATAAATTAAAAATTCTATTTGGGCGGTTTTGTACCGTTACTACATATTTATATGAGGATTAAGAAAGGATTTTATAAACCAAAAAACATATCCAAATACAAGGAGATTACCGTAAAATATTTCATCGCTCAGGATTGGAACTGAAATTCATGAGATATCTTGATGGTAATGATTCTATATTAAAATGGTCAAGTGAAGAGATTGTTATCCCTTATCGCTCTCCCATTGATGGTAAAGTCCATCGTTATTTCCCCGACTTTTGGGTAAAAACTTCACAAGGTGAAACTCTTATAGAAGTCAAATCAAAGATTCAAACTAAACCACCTAAACCGAAATCAAATAGAAGAAGATTTATCAGAGAGGTCAAAGTTTGGGGAGTTAATGAAGCGAAGTGGAAAGCAGCAATGACTTACTGTGAAGCCCGAAATTGGAATTGGCAAATATTAACTGAACAAGATTTAACTAAATATTAGTATTATGGCAGAATCAACAGGAAGTTTTTTAGATACACTCAAATCAGCAATTAAGACAAGTGCCGCGACAGCAAAAGCTAGGGCGGCGGGGGATTGGTTTAGAGAAAAGGTCAAACAGGCAAGTGCAAGTACTCAAATGAGAGCAGTGACTCCAGGCCAACTTCTTAAAAGACAAGAAGAAGGTAGCGCAGCACTTGGAAAAATGTTATTCTATAAGTACGATCCAAAGTTTGCTAAGAAATTACCCTATTGGGATATGTATCCTTTGGTGTTTCCATTTGAGAAAGCTAAAGGTGGATTCTATGGTTTGAATTTACATTATATTCCACCAAGAGAAAGAGCAGTTCTTATGGATGAATTGAATAATTATGCAACTAATAATAAATATGATGAAACCACAAGATTAAAATTATCATACGATTTACTAAAAGGTATTGGCAGAGCAGTTCCTTGTGTAAAAAGATATCTTGGTTCTAATGTTCGTTCAAATACCGTGAGGATAAACGCAGATGAATGGGAAATAGCAATATTCCTACCAGTTGAAAGATTTCAAAAACAGAAAAAGAGCGTTGTCTGGAATGACAGCAGGGAATACTATTAATGGCACAAGTATTTGGTATAGAAAAATTAAAATCTGCAGTTAGTAATCTTGGTGGTTTTGCTAAAGGAAATAGATATAATGTAACCTTTACTGGTCTTCCTACAGGATTGGATACAGGTGTAAATGAGAATTTACAATATTTGTGTGAATCTGTTTCACTTCCAACTAAAGGTATAGCATCTAATGCACAAGATATATACGGCCCACCAAGAGAAATACCTTACAGGGAAACATTTACAGAAGCTGCATTATCATTTATTTTAGATGATAAATTTACCGTAAAAAAGTTCTTTGATGAATGGCAAGAAAAAATAATAAATGTTGAAACTGGTAATGTTAACTATTGGAACAATTTTGTTGCAACAATTAATATAACTAGATTATCAAATGATGCAACTTCATTTACTGATGCATCAAATCTGTATAAGATAGAGTTGAGAGAAGCATATCCTTCTGCAGTTGGTGAAATTGCACTGGGTCACGCGCAGGGGGGAGAAATACTAAGACTTAGTGTGACATTTAAATATAGAAAGTGGATGACACTTACCTAATAAAATAATGATTTGAAAAGGAGAACATTATGGCTTTGCCAAAACTTAATACTGCACAATATGAATTAAAAATTCCATCAACTGGAAAGACAATCGAATATAGACCATTTCTAGTCAAAGAAGAAAAAATTCTTCTAATGGCTCTTGAAGGTGAAGAAGAAAAGGAGATGGCGAAAGCCATAAAACAGATTTTAAGTCAATGTATACTGACTGAAAATTTTAAAATTGATAATCTTGCATTAGTTGATGTTGAGTACATATTCCTCAAAGTTAGAGGAAAGGCAGTTGGTGATAAAAGTAAAATTTATATAGTATGTACTGAATGTGAAAATAAAGTAGAAATAGAATTAGATCTTGAAGAAATAAAGATTGATACACATAAAGATCATACTGACTTGATAAAACTGACTGATGATATTCAAGTTCGTATGGTTCCGCCAAAGATGGAATACTTGATGGCTACTGTTAGTAAAAATCAAATAGATATTGTAATGGATGTGATTAGAGATAGTATATCTGAAATAATTCAAGGAAAAGAGGTATTCTCTGCTCAAGATCATACTAGGGAAGAATTAGAAGAGTTTCTAAATTCTTTAAATTCTGGTCAATTTCAAAATGTTAGACAATTTTTTGAAACTATGCCAGCATTAAGACATGACATAGAATATACTTGTAACAAATGTAATAAAACTGAGAAACAAACACTACAGGGACTTGCGTCTTTTTTCGCATCGGCCTAAGTCATACTTCACTTGAATCGTACTATCTCAATAATTTTGCTTTAGTACAACATCATCAATGGAGTTTGGCGGAACTAGAGGATATGGTGCCCTTTGAAAGAGATATATATTTAAGTCTAGTATCACAATGGGTAGAGGAAGAAAATGCTAAAATTAATGAACAGAATCAAAAAGCGGGTAGGCCCCCCAAGTATTAAAGGTAACT